TTTCAAGGTGACACGCCCATGCGGAGATTTCCACAAGTCCGAACAGGTCAAACGTGCGGACCTGTGCATTGGTAGCGGCATCAAAGGCGTCAAATTCTGTGGCGTCGGCTTCGATGGGGAGGGGTTGATTTACAGTAGTCATGTGTTTTGGATTTCCTTTTCAATTGGTTTATTTTGACAAAATAGGGATATTGGTTATCCAACTTTGCGAATACTTACAGATGGTTCACCTACCTTTCGGGCATCTTCAAGCTGTGGGATAAGGCTCATCATGCCGTCAAGTTTCTTGCCATCCCACGTGACGCGTCCTTTGGCGTACACCGCTTGCAACGCGCCGCCTTTGACGGTTTCACCTTCAGCAAGTACGGCGGTCTTGGCTTGCTCTTCGAGGCTTGAAATCTTTGCGGCGATTGCATCCTGCTTTGGTGCAAACTCGGCATCAATGTCAGCAAGAGCCGCTTCAACCGCATCTGGAATTGCATCGTCACGCGCTTGTGCGCGGTCGATATTCAGCAAATCCCGTTGTGCATACAGTTCGGTCAGTTGTTCAAGAATTTCTTTTGCGTTTGACATTTTTCTCCTTTCTAGTCACTACTCAGTAGTGGACTAATTCATCAGTTCCAAATATTGCCGTTTGCACTCTTGCCACAAGTGATATGCTTCAATCCGAGTGGCTTCAAAAAGTTTGCAGGCAATGAAAATGGCGTTCTTTTCTTCAATGGGGTCATTGTTTTCAATGGCATCGTCATACAGTTTCCAAGCAATTGCTTCATCAGCTTTAGCCTGTTCGTATTGCCCTTTCCACCAATCAATGCCCCATTGCAACTCACGCACGCGGGAGGTGGATACTTGCGGTAGTTTCAAAATTGCGCGGGTGTCAAGTGTCATTGTTCATTCTCCAGTTTTTATTTCATTCAACGCTTGCACAGATTGTTTATTCCACACAAGCACTTGGTCAATTTCATCAGCGGCGGGTTGTAGCAAGTCTTTCAGACTTTCATCCCGTCGGATTGCCTGAGTAATTCGCAGCCTTACCAATTTCAAGGCTTCCGGCTCGGCTTTCAAATTGAATTGGATGGTTTCTATCCGTTGCAATTTGATTGCCGCTTGTTTGTCGTGCCCTTTACTTCTCGACATGGGTACTGAGTAGTGCTTCGCGTTGCTCGGCTTCAATGGCGCGGTTTCGGATGGAAATCACATAATCGTTTGTGTAACTCAGCACCGGTGCCAGCCCTGCGGCGATTACAAATCCAATCAACCTGTACACTGCCTCTTGATTTCCGGTGTTCCAAAGCCAGTAGGCAAATGGGGCGAGCATTCCGATGGTGCCGATCACGTAGTTGGTAATAATGCGCACGGGGCTGGGTAATCGCGTGGTGAAAAACAAATCCCATTTGAAATAGTGCGCTGAGACTAAAAAGAAAAAGGTCAAGAGATATTCCATCAAAAATCACTACTTTCTAAAGGTTCGCTTTACACTTTACGAATGAACACGTGCCGCTTTTACTACCTTTACTTTTTTGCCGCCCTTGGGAGCGGGCAGAGTTTCCACCGCAGCCGCTTTGTAGGTTTCAAGCATTTCTTCAACAACCTGATACACGTGCTTGCCTTGCATGGCGGCAATCGCCTTGATTTCGCGGGCTACCGGCTTTTCGGCGTGGACTTTGGTGAATTCTTTTTCTTCGGTCATGTGAGTTCCTTTGGATTGATATTTGCCGTCTCATTCCGGCTGTCACCTCGTGACTTGTATCCTGTAGGTTGCAGGGGCTACAGGCTTCTACCGCTTGACTATGGGGAGCCAACCCCAGCGGCTTCAGTCCCTTTTGTCAGTGTTGGCTGTCATTTTGTAATTTTGCCACTGACAAGGCTGATTATATGAATTTTTTCTTTTTTGTCAATAGGTACTTTTTGCATATTTGTATTACAATAAAAACATGGAAAATAAAACGTGCCCCCAATGTAAAAAAATATACAAAAATAGAACAAAATTTTGTTCTAGAAAATGTTACGCAAAAAGCATGTTGGCTGGCTGAAACATGCACACACTTTTACAAGGCGATTGTATCGAAATAATGAGAACCATGCCCGATAATAGCGTTGATTCTCTTGTCACTGACCCTCCCGCAGGCATTTCGTTCATGGGGAAGGAATGGGATGATAACAAAGGCGGGCGGGATAAGTGGATTGCATGGCTTACGGAAGTCATGAATGAAGCGTACCGCGTGATGAAGCCTGGCGCACATGGTTTAGTTTGGGCATTGCCGAGAACAAGTCACTGGACTGGAATGGCTTTAGAGAATGCTGGTTTTGAAGTTCGAGACCGCGTTGCTCATATTTTTGGGAATGGTTTTCCAAAGTCTCAAAATGTCGGTAAGGCAATTGATAAAAGCAATAACGCCGAAAGAGAAGTAATTGGAATTTATAAAACTCCTGACGGCAGAGATTACACAAAAGAAAAACGTGGCACAAATGGAAAAAAATCATGGGCTAAGTCTGCTGGTTTCTCCGATAGTATAAAAAAACGCCAGATTACAAAAGCGGCAACCGATGAAGCAAAGCAATGGGAAGGTTGGGGAACTGCGCTCAAGCCAGCAATGGAAGATTGGTGGCTTATTCGCAAACCGCTTTCAGAAAAGACAGTTGCCGCAAATGTTTTGAAATGGGGCACTGGCGCATTGAACATTGACGATTGTAGAATTGAAACGCTGGATATGGTTCAGGTTAGCGCAAGTGAAGGTGTCCCATTTGGCAGTAACTATGAAATCGGAAAGGGAAGAAAGTATCGCTCTGAACCACAAGGGCGCTTTCCTTCCCACTTTATCCATGATGGAAGCGATGAAGTTATAAAGAATTTCCCGCAAACAACAAGCGGAAAACTTCAAGAACATCATAAAACTGGAAATTCTGGTTTGGGAATAATTCAACCAAGAAAAAAATATAAAGGCGAATGGGGCGGCGATTCTGGTTCTGCTTCACGTTTTTTTTATTGTGCGAAGGCTTCCACGTCAGACCGTGACGAAGGATTGCAAATTGATAAAAATAACCATCCAACCGTAAAAAGTACGGAACTTATGCGCTATCTTTGCCGACTGATTACTCCGCCAAACGGTATCATTCTTGATTGCTTTTTAGGAAGTGGATCAACTGGCAAAGGCGCAGTAATCGAAGGTTTTCAGTTCATCGGAATCGAAAAAGATAAGGAGTATATCGCCATAGCAGAAAAACGAATTACAGCAAAATACCTGCCTTTATTCCAAGAACCGCCACGCCAGCCAACACAGCGTGAACCCGACAAGGGCAACGTCACGCTTAATTTTGAAGGCTTTGAATAATTTTATGGTCTTGCGTTCTCGCCCTTGCGGGTTACGCAAACCGTTGGGAAAATCTAAAAAAACCTTATATCATAAGGTTTGTGATTTTTGTAAAGTGGATAATTTGTAATCAATGCGCAATAGATTTTATCCCATGCACCAACCAACAACACCGCTTTGCATATAAGCTACGTTTGCATCACCGTAGAATGTAGTTGTGCCAGATGATCCACCGTATTCTAATGCTTGCAAGTAGTGATACCCAACGGGAATATAATCTTTATAAATTGCAGAGCCTGCTACTAATGCTCCAGATGAACCGGCGGCGGTAAACGTATCCGCTGAATTGACAGATGTTGAATCAAGACCAATTCCATGACCCATTGAATAACCGCCTGAGTTTGATGCCACACCGTTGAATGTAATTTCTGTCAAATCATCTGCAACGCCGATAAATACTTCAACACGGTTTGCGGTTGAATTATTCCAACTACGCCATGAAGCCGTTGAATATGTCCATGAGTTTGTTGAGTCTGTAATCTTTAATTTTCGCAATTTGCGGTGATACGCGTTAAATAAGAAACGCTTTGAGGCTGTGTCAGCGGTTTGTGTTGTGGAAATTGTATAAAATGAGCCAAGATACAACCGTGTTTTATCGCCAGTTTTACAATATCTTCCATCTTGCAATGAGATACCCGTTGCCCGTGTGGTTCCGTTTGTCCAAGCAAGTTTTTCAATTGCCAATGCACCGCTTGATAAATAGCCAAACACATCATACGGCAAACCACTTGTTACTGTGCCAAGTGCAAGAGTAGTTTCTGTGAATGTAATTGTTGACCATTTTGCACCGTCCCATAATTGAATAGAATTATGTGCAAATGGAGTGTAGTAAACGTTTGTAGAGCTTGTTACATCGGTAGTGGTTACAGGTGTGCCACTGGTAAGGGTAAGGCGTCCACCTGGTATTGTTGTGCCCCCGCCAGTTCCAAAGGGTCCAGTTTCCGCGCCCGTGTCATCCTTGACATACAACCCATCGGATTTGAAATACGCTTTCCATTTTCCACTTGACGGCGTGCTGGGTGCGCTTGCTTCCTCTTGCATTATTAATTCAGCCATGTGTGTATTCTCCTAGATAATGTACAGTTTTGCTGTACCTTGTAGATCAATGTTGTAATCAGCGGCATCTAAACAATCAATGTAAATTTGCTGATTGCCCGTTGTAACAGTCAAATCAACTGTCAATGTCGGACAGTTGTCATAAATCGCGCCATTGATATAAACCCAAATTGCATCAATGGTACTTTCCCAAAGGTTCGCATCCTGCCATGTGGGGCTTGTGCTGGATAAGCCACTGCCCCAATCGTCTTTTATTTCGGTGTCCGTGCCAGGAATAGACTCACCGGCAACCGCAAGGCGTAAATTTTCAATGTTGGTCAAAAGTGCATTCAAAATAGATGCTGTTGGAATAGATCTGTTGTTACGTCGCCAATAAGGGTAGCCGACACACTAATACTGAGTAGTATCTCGGCTAGGTTTCTTGTAACCTGTTCGTTGTTTTTAATGCGTGTCCAGTCGGCAACATTAAAATAAGCCTTACTGTTGCGTGCAGCAATATCGGCTAATGTTCGATCTTTAACCGCCGTGGTGTAACTCATAGCAACACTCCAATGATTTCAACGTCTGAAATAAAGCCGCCAGATAGGTTGGTACTCACCTTTTCCACAATGCCTTGAATCTGTTTGCCGTCGTAGGTGTCAACTACAACCGAATCACCAGGCTTGATAGGCGTTGCGTAAAGTCTGACTTTTTGAATGTATCGCTCTTGCAAGTAATCAAAAAGGTCTTGCCCAATGGCGGCAACATTTCCAACTGTTATTAATGTGGAATTTCCAACAACAACGCGGTTGTTATCCGCGCCACTGCCAAGTGTAAATATTTTTGACCATCGTTTATCACGATAAAAACCCAATATTTTAAAATTGTATGTTCCTGCTACTGTACAAGTTAACTTCAAATAGCTTCTACGAAATAAAGAAAGCGAATCAGGTGTTACGGTTGCAGTTCTTGCTTTTCCTGCAATGTTTCCAAACCCGTACATAATATCTGGAGCAAAGTCAATAGTGTATTCTCCAACTTCAAGAGTGCCGTCAAAAACTACTTTCACATTTCTGTCATAGTCTCCAAGTGTTGCATTGTAAAGAGCTTCATCTAAACCATATTCTGAATAAAGTAAATCAAGGCTGGTTACAAGTGGCTTCAATTCAACGGATTGAGACATGCCTTTATTGACAGCGGTTAATTCATAATCCGGTGTTACGATGTCTGCGGATAATACAGATTTATTGATAATGATTTTGTTGGATCGGGAGCAAGTAGCGTATGCACCAAGGGCAAAACAAACTTGTTGTAGCGCGTGCCTGCAATCGCCAATAAACAATTTGCCAGATAAGGCAATGCCAATCAAATCACTATCTAATTCATATTCAAGACCTGCTGCGGTCATTATTTCATCAATTAAATCTTCTGAATCTATGTCTGGATAACTTACACTTGCAAAAAAACCACCAAGGTATGTATTTTTTTGCATGATGGAAATACCATCTTTTAGAGACATATTCATTTTGTTGGGCGTTGGACTTAACCACTTGTCTAAATAAAATCTGCCCATGTAATTGGTTACGCCGTCAATTTCTTCGTACATATCAGCGGGCTGATTTTCTTCTAGCCCTGCAAATATGCCAGTTGTGCTAACTACTGAAAATTCGCCGCTGGGTGAAAACAAAGAAACTTCGAGCGAGTTTGATTTTAACTCTGTAGAATACCGGCTAATTTCTTCCACGATTGACGCGGACTTAATCTCACTGCCACGGAATAAAATTTCATCAAATCCCATGTCTAATAATCGCAAATGTCGATATGGGCGATTGGTTGAATAAAAATACACGCGGATGTATTTTACATTGGCAATCGGTTTGGCGGGTAACTCTGCCCTGTATTCGTATGTGGTGGGGTTGTATGTTTGATCGTCAATCAGAACATCAGATGAGTTTCTATACTCTATCTTTAGTTCTGTGCAATAATCGCCTGAGATTTCCGAAAAAGAAAAGCGTACAAGTTGCTCGAATGTGTAGGTAGTGTCCAAAGTAATTGTCAGCAAAATAGGACTGCTAAAGTCACCGTTGGAATCACTAATAACGTCACTGACAAAACCTACCTTTGTAGATGAGGCAGGGATAAATTTATGCCGTCCATCAAGTAACCAACTGTCAGGCTCAAATGTGGCATACAGAAAATGTTTGTTTCCATCACCATTAACCAAGGTAGTTAAATCAGATGCAGAGTGTGTAGTTGTGGACGCAAAAGCACTACCATCTTTCATGGCAATGCTGTCACCATATCGCAATACAAACACTGGAGTTGTTTTAGTCATTGGTGTTATTCCATAAATAAAACGGCTCTAAGCTATCTGGCATTTTTTCTCTACTAGCATTGGACAAGGCGTAAATATCCGCATATAGTTCTGATTGCTCATCTGTAATCAATTGGTGAAATGTGCCTTGATATTCAATCACCCTGCCCATGATTAACCATGTGTATGGGGTAGGGGTTCCCTCGGAGTACATTTCTAGGACATAGTTACTGAGTGCCACTTCCCACTCACTGGTATGGCTTATCCAGCCGAGTTGCGCGTCCATTTGATGCCCACGCTCATGCAGGCATGATTCAGCGTCAGAACACCAATATAATCCTGTGATGGTGTTATATACGCCGCGCTGCCCACCAATGGGAATTGGCAAGAATATATATAAAAATGCCGTTGCCAATAGTGTGACAAAAACAATTTTACGAATACGTTTGCTCATGGTGTCCTTGTGGGTTCCTTGGCAATGAAGTTCACTCTTAGGTTTTTCCAAAACGTCTTTGCCGTGGTGTCTTTGCGGAGTTCATCTGCTACACCTGCAAAATACGCAGTAAAGGTCAACGGGGTTGCATCCAAATCCGGCACGGTGACAGTATGAAACTCTTCCGGCTCTGTGAGTTTTTCCCAAAGAGCGGCATACTCAGTAGTATCGTTTGTGCGTCCAAATTCCAAAGAATAGTTGAAATAAACGCCGATCAACTCACGATGCAAAATGCCGTCCTCTGTGCGCTCGGCAAATTTGTCCAAAAACTCTGCATTGCGCTTAATGCCAGTTACGGGAATATCAAATGTAATACTGTCAATCACAATGGTCATTAGATATTCGCTCCACTTTGAATGAACGACGGTCCAACGCGCTGATTTTCTTGGTCAATGTGCGGTTTTAAAGCGCGTACCAATTCGCCCATTGTGCCGCCAAATGTGATGTTGATATTTTGAGAGCCGCCGGCATTGCTGCCCAATTCTTCGCGGATAATTTGACGAATCAAATCCGCTGGGGCTTCGATGTTTGTACCGCTTTTTTGATCGCCCAGCATGGCTAAAAATTCGCTGTTCGGTGGGATGACGGCACCGGTTGCCAATCGCGGGATCTGTGGCGCTGATACCGTAGCAACCGCACTGAAGCCAGGTACAAGGCTGCCAACTGTGTTGAAGCTGCCAATCAAGCCATTGATACCATTGACCACGTTTTGAATCATGGTGTTGATGTACCCAATAATGGAATTGATCGCGCCTTTGACAAAGTTTTGAATACCCGTGAAGATGGATTCAAACTTGGACTTGACGGCATCCAATGCCGTGAAAAATCCCTGCTTGATTTTCTCGCCCATTTGGGAAATGTAAAAGCCAACAATGAAGCCGATTTGTTGAATGGTGTTTCCTAGGTTTTCCCAATTGGCTATTACCAAGATAATAAACGCAATGATTGCCGCAAAGCCTGCGGTAGTCAGCGCGGCAATGCCGGATGTGAACAATGCAACTGTGGCGAAAAATGCAAGAATGGAAATCAAGAGAATTCCAATGACCGTGACAAACTCACGGAATTTTTCAGGATTTTCTTTAATCCATGTTGCCAATTCACCAAGTTTGATTGCAAGCCAATCAAGGAATTCAATAATCTTCCCACCCGCCCATTCTGCCAACGGTTTTAGGAAGTTCTCAAAAAACTCTACCCACAATGGGGCAAGGGCTATCAATACCTCATTGAGTACACCCAACGCGCCTGCGAGCAAATCCAAAAACGCGGGCAATAGGTCAGTCACTACCCAAGTACCAAGCGGTACAAGAATATTCTCCCAAGCCCATTGCAAGCCCGCCCAGATGGTTTGACCCAAAGGCTTAAGCGATTCATAGAGCCGCCCGAGTGCTTCAGTAAGTGGTTTGAAAAACTCACCCGCACGCGCTTTGAAGTCTTCCAACTTGGCAAGTAGTTCAGGTGATATGGGATCAACAGCGGGCACGGATAACCCACCACCCGCACCACCACCGCCCGCGTCTGGTTGGTCTTTTTGAGTTTGCAGCACGTTGATTTGGTCAAATGCCGCCAATGCGCCTTGTGCATCTTTTGCCGCTTTTTTGGTTGCTTTGCCCGCCCCACCCGCAGCACTTGCCACGCCGCCGAATCCAGCTTTCACACCGAACAATGCGCCGATGATTTGCGTCACAACATTTAGCAATGTAGTAAGCCATTGCACAAAAGCAATGACGTAGGGGATGAGTGGTGCAAGCGCGGTCAATAGCAGATTTACAAATGCACCTTTCAGCGCATCAAATGACGTAGACAATGTTTTTACACTCGCCCCAATGGATGAACCCATAATATCGAATTGCCCAATCAATGACTTAATGCCATTGATAATTGACCCGCCAATGAATACCGCCGCCATGGTCTTGGCAACTGCCATGACAGAAGATAGCACGCCCTTAAGAGACGCGCTAATTGATTTCGTGCCTTTGTTCATGCCAGATGTATTGATTTTTGTATCAATATTGATACTGCCGTCATACTGCATTGCGTTTTTCCTCTAATGCCTTGACCTTGCGCAGAAATTCATTTTCAAGTTCTTTTTCGTCAAGTGTGCGTTTGTCAATGTCAGGTAGATCAATCATGTCGCCCATTTCGCGGGCGGCTGCTCGCTCTTCTTTGCTTGCTTTGCCTGTTTTCAATCGCTTGCGGAGTGCGGTCAACTGGCAAAATGTTGTGTCTTGCCCGAGGTCCATAAACAAGGCTAAAAACGTCCACCAATGAAGTTGCGCGGTTGCAAGGTCAATGCCGTGTGTTTGACGAAATGCGGCGTAGATGAAATTTCCATCTTTCGCAAACGAATAAACACGCGGGTTTTCTTCGGTGTTGGTGTTGGCATCCTCTTTGCCGCCGTTCAAAAACCAGTTAGCACGGTCAAGCGCGGCGTTTAGGTCATTTGGCACTACTGAGTACAGGTTGCCCAGCAAGATTAATTGCTTTTCTTGTGGCGTGAGTTCGTTATCTTCAAACGCCATGATGATTTTGAGACACGCCCGAAAATCTGTATTGAGTCGGTACTCAGTAGTATTGATTTCAACCGTCTCAGGCGGGGCATCTGTAAGGATGTTCATTTGCGTTTTTGGTACGTCTTATTGGTGTACTTTGCAACCTTATCGGCGCGGGCACTTTGCACAAACGGTTTGACACCATCGAAAAACTGAATAATGGTTTCAATGCTGAGAGTATCTTCAAAAACTTTTTGCGACGTGCCGGCACCGAATAATTCATCAATCTGCCCACGGGCGAAAAGGCAAATTTCTTTCATCAGTTCAATGCGCTCGCCAGTGTTCAGGGGTATGCCGTTTACGTCGGCTTCCTGTTTTGATTCAACGGCTTCGGCTTGTTTTCGATACTCAGTAAAGCGGGTCTGCAATGTGCCAAGCATCTTGTAAAACTTCTCGGCAAAAATCGCGTCATTGGGATTGAAGGCAATCACCCGCGATTCATCATTGTTGATTGCAAGCCGAATTACGCCAGTATCAATAGTCAGGGATTGGGTCATAAAACCTCATGCCCGTACCATTTCTGATACGGGCTTCGTGTGATTAGGCGAAGGAATTACCAGACACATCATACAAGCCAGTTGTGGGATCACCACGGAAATGGATTGTGAATGAGTGCTGCAAAGTTGTCACCGCATCACCGCCAAAGTTTTCAATGGCAATAGTGACAGGCTGCAACTCAGCAGGGTATTGATCGGTACTTACAGGAGTTTCGTATTCGTACACCATGAGAATATCGGTTTCAGCGGCACTACCCACAGCGCGGGTGCGGCGAAGATTATCGATAAACTCAAAAACAGCTTCTTCATTGATTGCTTTGCCTTCAATTTGAATAGTGGGGGCATAGCTTTCCACGGTTGCAGTTTTGTTGTCTTGGTGAATGTATCCCTCAGTAGTTACCTCAGGATTGTAATTGACCGTGCCAGTTGTAAAACCAGTGCCGATCAATGACCAAGTTGGGGTGCTTGCCGGTGTGGTGTCAATGAAAAGGGCAAACTTACTTCTTTTGATTTTTGTTTCAGCCATAATATTTTCTCCTAACTATGGTGCTACTTGGGAGTAGGTTAACTTGCATTGGATTTGATACACACCCGTACCGGATTCACCTTCATCCAAAAGGTATCCCCAGCCGAGTGCTTCGATTTTTTCAGGGGTTTTCCCTGTGGCTAATGTCGGCAATGTTCCTGCCTTTGTTTGAGTTTCAAGCCACTCTGCAAAGGCTTCAAAAAAGCCGAGATTTTCAAGGCGGGTTGCGTCGTCACTGGTAAATTCAACCAACTCAAATGCAAATGGAAACTCTCGCGTGGTGCTATTGTCAAGATAAGTTTCGACAATCCGCGCCCCAGGCAGGGGAGAGATTGCATACTGAGTAGGTTCCTTGCCAATGTAGTCAACCCACACCGGCGCGTTTGTTGCCAATGAGCTATAAGTTTTGATGTACGTTTGAATGGCGCTAATTATGCTCATTGCCTATCACCTGCAAATTTCTTGGCACCCTTCACAATGGTTTCACCGCGTACTGCCTTCATGCGTTCAAACCAATACCGCCCGCGGAGTGGACCCGCTTGTTGTGTGCCAGGACGCCGCCCGCGATAGTATTGACGCTTTGCATAAGGCGTAATCCATGACACCGTACCGCTGCCAATGACCGTGCCCAAAATACCGGACTTAATCAACGTGCCCGTGAGCAACGGTGTAAATGGCTCTGAGTACCGCAGCACTTCCGAATCAACAAACTTTTGTGCGGCGGTGTATTTCTTTGTCCAACGCGGGGAAAAGTTGGATTTGAATTTCAACTCTGCTTTTCCCTGAGCGTTTAGGATCACCGCGCCTCGGGGCGTTTCAATTTGGATATGTTTACTCATTTGCAGCCAACTTCCCAATGTTGCACGTTGGGCGAGCCTTGATCCATGGCATCGACAGAGGAAATAACAACAACATCGTCATATTCGGCGCGGAGGTCAGACAACTTGTACTCAGTAGTAATGTTGTCAGTGATTTCACCACGCACAATGACATCACCTTCTTGCAGTGTCCAGTTTCCTGTTTTTGTAACAAGTGCCTGCCATGCCTTTGGCTTTAGATAATCCGCGCCACGTGCCATGGGGATGAATACCGTTGCCACATTGGACGCCAGTACACCGGTTGACCGTCCACTAACTGCCTTGGTCGCTTCCCACACAACATTCTTAATAACCGTGCGCTGATAGGTTTCAACGCGACTGACAAAATACCGGTTATATATCGTGATGTGCCCGTTAGGTATCATCGTCGCTTTCGTTTCCGTACTCGCCGTATGAAAAGCCAGGGAACATCAATGCAGTGGAGTTAAGCCAAAGTTTGGCGGCATCTTCAATCTTTTGCTGATTGGTGCGGGATCTATTGGAGTTGGCACCATAGGCTACTGAGTACCTACCCTGCGACTCGGAGGCAATACCGTCAACATTATCGCTGCTTTCCTGCCGTTGGATTTCCTCGGCAATGGCGCATGTGGCGTTTTTTATTGCGGTGACATCGGCTTCAGGATCGTCTGCGGTGATGATTGCAGCGGCGCGGTTAAACGTGATGTTGTCAATATGTGCCGACGCCAATAAAGCCAAACGGGGAAAATCAGCCTCAGCAATGGCATTGCCAAGAAACACAGTGTTGTAGTGGGTGTAGTTTGCGTATGACATGCTGAGGCTAATTTCAAAGGTTACGCGGAGGCAACGCCTTCAACGTAGTAAATGTAACCGGTGAGTTTTCCAGCGGTCAGGATGGAAGTACCCACGGTACAAGTGATCTCACGCGCAGCGGTGCATTTCACGCTGGTTGATTCAGGCGTGTTGGCTTTCGGCACAATCGCCTTGCGTCCAATCGTGGAATACGGGGCACCACTCACGGCGGCGGCGGAAATGATGTCATTCGCGCTTTCGACCTTGATTGCAATGGTGCCGTTGTTGGTATTTTCAGAAGTGAACGCGGTGTTCACATCCACAAAACCACCCACAACAATGGCATGGATTGGGAGGGTTACGCCAGTGCCATGGGCACCAACGGCGGTATTATCTGCACCGGCGCTATCTTCCCCAGCGGTGTCAAATTCAAACCGTGCCACACGCAACACACCAAGACCGATATTGCTGCCAAGCGGCATGATGTCGGCAAAGTTGTCATTGACATCTTTGAGCATACCGCCCGAGGATACGGGTTTGAGTGTCATCATTCACCATCCTTTTTGGTGGTTTTCTTTTCCACCGGCTTGACTTCCATCGGTGCAGCAGGTGTTTCAGGCGCTTCAGGTGCTACCGGTCTTTCTTCCTTGTAACCGGCGCGTTTCAGGCGAGAAATTTCGCTCGGGTGAGTGACTTCAAAGGTCACACCATCTTTGGTGAGAAACATTTCACACCACCTATGAAGCCTTGTTGTGGCGGTAAATACCGTTGACTTTGTTGTCAGGGACAAACGCGTCATGGTACAAGCGGTACTGCCACAGATGACCGTCGCTCAGTTGGTTGACTTCAGGAGCGAAGTACTTGACTTGATTCAACTTGATCGGCTGAATGACAGCGGAGGGATGCAAAAGCAGGAAATTCATATCCTTGCCAGAACCGTGCTTTGCAAAGCCGCCTGCATCACTGGTTGCACCCGCGTTCAAAGAAATCTGGGTGTAAAAGCGTGCCTGGGGTACGGGGATGATTTCAGTCTGTTCAAGGAATTTGACAGCGCGATTGAGAGCGGCGTCATTGCTCCAAGTACGAGTCATAGCACCCTTCAAAAGTTCATACAAGGTGTAAGTGATGAACAGCTTGCGCCCTTCCTCGGGGACTTCATCTTCATTCAGCGCGAGATTGGCGGCGTCAATAGCAGCCAAAACGCCAGAGGCAGTGGAAAGGGTCGCATCACTGGCATAGTTACCAGCATTGGCGGCGTACTTGGCAAAGCGATACGCGTCGATTTCGGGACCGACATACACACGCATCCATTCGCGCATGAGGTTGCCGAGAACCAAGCCAAGGGATTCTTCATTGTCCATGCGATCAAGAGTGAACGCACGCCCGCGCTCGGCTGCCAACTGCATGGTTTCCCAAGCGGCGGTGATGTCGCCGGAAGGGTAGCCCGTAGTGCGTGAATAATTGCCCAAGCCAACGGCGGACAATTTCATTACCTTGACTTCATTGGCACCCAAGAAGTCGGGGGATTGGGTGAGAGCGTCAAGCATGGCGGTTTTGCTTTCCAGCTTGTAAACCGCATCGATCAATGCAAGAAATTTGCTTACGAGAGAAATAGAAGTGGACATTACCTTTTATCCTTCAGGTGGTTTGATACCCGCGCCTTTGAACATAGCCGTTTCGAGTGCATCGGGTACAGTTGTTTTTGGATTGTTGCCGCCCGTGACAATCTTTGGGGCGGGTTCACTGGATTCAAACAAGTAGTCTTTGGCGGTTTTCAGCGGGTCAATCTGTTCTTTCAAACCGACAAATTTGCCGTCATCGCCCAGCTTCAACATATCGCGTTTTAGGTGGGGGATAACATCAGCGGGATCTTTGACCTTGTGCTCTTTGAGGGCGTCCTTAAGTGCAACGTCAAACTTGATTGCTGCAACTTGATCGGCGGCATCTTTTTGAGCCTGTTCAAATTTGGTTTTCCACTCATTGACGGCGGCGTCAACTTCCTCAGGTTTCTTCATGCCTTTGAAGCCTTCAATTTGCGTGTTGGCTTCTTTGAGTTGATTCCTGAGTGTGTCTGTTTCGCTTTGCGCCGTGGTGAGATTGCTTTTCAGAGCTTCAGTGCTCTTTCCGTGCAATGCCATAATTGCATCAATGGCGGCATCTTCCAAATTCAGTGCTTTCAAATCCTCGCGCTTCATACTGTTTGTATCCTTTCACTACGCTTTTTGAGTTGGTCGCTCCAACTGTGTTTGCCCCTGTCACGGTAGGGCTTGCCGGTGTTCGCAATCCTTTAGGACTGCGGTTATCATTCGTGAAAATGATATACACATGCGCGGGGCGTGCCTATTACCTAAAGCGTGTACATTGGGATTAAATAAAAAAACCGCCTGCATTGTTGCAAGCGGTTTTTGATTTACCCTTTGATACTCAGTAGTATCTTTCTCCCCCTCGGCTTTCGATACACCACAACTCGCCCAGAACACACAGGGCACAATTCCACATGCGCCCGCATCTGTGCGCGGATTGATGCAATTCTTTCAGGCTTGCGTGCCCGTTGCTTTTTCATTCGCAATTGGAGAAAATCACTACACGTTGCCATATCACTACTCAGTATCCATCACGCAAAACTGCGGCGTTGTGATCGTGCCATCTGCTTTGATGTCATGATACACACCGCCGATTTTATTTTTACTCACCGGTGCTTTCATGTGTGCGTATGTAGTTTTCATCTGCCACGATGGAAGAATCACACCGTGCATAGTCTTGAATTCCATTTTCTCACGGTACACATGGGAATTATACGTGGGGTCATGCACATGACCAGTGTATACAATATCCGGCGCATTGTGTTTATCATTCAGCGCGTCATAGTAGATATTTTTCAACCATGCCCGCATGGGGTTACCTTCGTTTGCCCCCTTGCCCCGCCCTGGTCCGTGGTGGACAAACCAAGACAGCGTGCCGTTGGTCTGCAATTCCAACAAATCCCAAACATACAAATCACCGTCAGGCATGGCATTTAATTGCTCGCCTATATAGTTTTCGTGTTCGTTGACATGCACCTGAGTACCACGGGTTAAGTAAATCTCATCCCCGCGCCGCCATCCAATGCGCCTTTGCATTTCGTTGATTAGTTCAATGAAAATGTCTGCCTGTTCCATTGGATACTGAGTACACACATCCCCGCTGTGGTGATGGTCGCCATCAATAGAATCACCGTTATGGATTAGTTCTATTTTCTTATCCCCGCGCTTTGCCGCTATCTCATCGCAAAACTTTTCAAAATGCTCGCGGATTTTGATTTGTTTGCTTCGTGGAATATGGCTAGTTTTTACACCGTGCCATTCGCGGTTAAGAAACAATGCGTAGTTGCTACCACTGTGAAAGTCAGACACCACCACGCGCATGACATCACGCGCGGGTGGTTCGGCTACATAAAATCCTTGCAATGGTTCAGTAAATGTAATTTCAGGAATCATTTTATTATTTGCTCCCGTACTGATTGTCGGTCTAATTCAGTCTCAGCTATAAACTCTCTCATGGTTTGTTGCCACTGCCTGACCTTTCCAGTTTCAAACGTCGCATCTTGCCCCGCCGCTTTCAATGCCGCCTCTTGTCGTTTCCACTCACGGATTTTGCGCTCGATACCCCGTTGATACTGAGTAGCTGTGTAGAAATCAATTTCCTTGCCTTGGTATGTGACCTTTTTACTTGCATACTCATTTAGTTCTTTACGTGAGTACGCGTTCTCAGACAGTCCCTCAAAAAACGGATAAAAACTATGTCGGCAATTCCACCCGCCCAATCCTTCGCCAGTGCCGTAGCCTGTGGATTTTACAAAGTCAGGATATTTGGGATGTGTACCAGAGCGTGAATAAATCTTGCCTTGCCATTGTTCGTGGTTCTCTGGACCCGTGCCCGTATTCCGCGCTCCAATGTGCGCTGAGACTGCAACCAAATCAGATCCCAACTCATCGGCGCGGGTCATTTGCAAAGTGTTTGCCGTCTGTGCCACACCTGTAAGTACCGCCCGCCGCATGGCTACATCTATTTTGTCACGGTGTCCGCTTGCATAATCAACTACATCTAATCCATCGGCGGCAAGTTTCTTAACCGCTTGTTTTATTGCTTGATCGTAGGACATCGCACCGGTTGATACTTGGTAGTAAGCTAAGTCAGCGGCTTTGATGAATGCCTGTTGCGCATTTAGTACGGTAGTCTGTGTCAGGTTGTAAATTACCCCATTCGTTTTGTCCAATGCCGCTTTCAAGGCTTGTACCATTGCCGGTGACATATTCAAAGGCAACGGATTCAACCCAGCGGCTTTGTAAATGGCGTCATCGAATTTGATAGCTTTCACGCCCGCACGGGTTAAGATTTCTTTGATTGCCGCTTCGGATTGTCCTGTGAGTTTGGAGAGTTTTTTGAGAATGTCCCTATACAACGCTCCCGATTCACTGAGGCGTTGCACCTGCCAAGCAGCACTGGCAAAATCTAAATTCTTCAACCGCCGTGCAATATCTTCAATCACGGATGTTTCATAATCCGTGTAGAGGCGCATGATTGGTTCGACAAATGAATCAAATTGGTCAGAGGTTAACATTATGGGTAATAAGGCTTCCAAATATCGCCAGGCTTCAACTCAATGACAGCCGTTTTTTTCATTTCAAGCCAACCGTTTGGCGCAAGCAACGGTGAGGGCGTTCCTGAAACAATGTCAAGCTCCGCCGCTTCAAACGCATTGGCGTATTGTGGAAATCGCGTCACTCGATAATCAGGGTGTTCTTGCGTACACCAATAGTATTGCCATGGTTGCAAACTAGCAGGGTCAGGCGGCGCCTGCAATGAGTCAAGGCACTCAAACCGCAGTACAGCGCCACGGTCTTGCTTCAGCCGTAACAGCGCCCCCGTGCATGGGCGTCCACTGAGGTATTGCCAATTCTCACGGGCATTTAAATTTAGTCCTAACACATAATCCCTTGCGCCTGTGGTGAAACTGCCCGCATCTGTAGCCCAAACCGCGTCCTGATACATGCGTGAATAAATCCACTTCAATGTACCAGGTGTGTAATCATGAAACAAAAGTTCAGGATTGTTTTTGATAGTGTAATAACCAATAAATGACCCTTTTTCCAACATGCCGTTGGTCATTGCATCGATGAAATGGTAAAAGAACCATTGCCACGCCTTACTTACAAAAAGGTAATCACGCCCATCTGATACCGTTGTTCCCCATCCGCTTTTATGTGCTACGGCGGGCATGGGCGCTTTTGCGTTGCGCGGTGGAAGTCCTAATTCTTTAGCATGTTTGACGCGAAAATATCTATACCCATCATTGGGCACGGAGATACCTAAATCAAGCCGTTTGAATGCGGGCACATTGACAGGTTGATACTCAGTAGTAATGTCGCCAAACTTCGCCAGCATTATTCAAGCACCTTCACAAACACATACTCGGCACGTTTCCCAAAATCAGGATGATTCGGGTCGTTGTTGATT